ATGGGCAGCAAACGTAGTGACGAAGTGAAGGCTAAGTTGAGTGCTGTTCAGTCTCTTCGATACGCTCCAAACAGAGTAGCAAAAGAGAAAAAGCTAGAAGAGAAAAAGTTGCTCCTAGTAAAGCATTATGAGTCTCTTGGTTTACCTACAGACGGAGACATGAACTGGCAAACAGGAAGAATAGATTCCGAAGAGACAAAGCGACGGCGCATAGAGTCCTCGTTTAATAGAAAAAAGATCGAGCCTGGTTCAAGAACAAATAGACAAGAGGCCAATAGGCTTAGATCCTTACGCTGGAGAACAGCAAAGAAAATAGCAGAGAGCCAAGCTCTTGCTGCGAAGGAGAATTAATGAGCAAGAGAGAACGTAGGTTTCTGCAAAGTGACGTTACCGTTGAAGCGGGAGAGTCTCCTAAGATTAGTGGTTACGCAGCAGTATTTAATAAACGCAGCCATAATTTGGGCGATTTTGTGGAGGTGGTCGATCCTAACGCTTTTTCAGCCTGCCTTGCAAAGAACCCGGAGATTCTTGGACTGTATAACCACTCCAATGACATGGTGCTTGGTAATACTGCTTCAGGGACTATGCGAGTATTCACAGATAGCGTAGGACTCAGGTACGAGATAGACCCACCTGAAACTTCTTACGCTAAAGACTTGATGGTTTCCATGAAGCGAGGGGATGTTAAGAGTTCGAGCTTTGGCTTCTATTGTCTTCGTGAAAAATGGCACGTCGATAAAGAAACAAACGATAATGTGCGCACTATTTTGGAAGCCGACTGCTTTGATTGCAGCGTCGTGACCGCACCGGCCTATCCCGATGCGTCCAGCCAGGTTCGCAGCTTGTTCCCTGATGGGAAGGGTGGCATTCCTGAAGAGATTACCTCAAAGATTGCTGAAGTACGTGCGTCACAGAGAAAAGAGAAGCGTGGCCGCAACATCCTCGCTGCCGTTTCCAGTTCAAAGTGGGCAATCCTTCCTGAGAAGCTTGAGACCATTTGTGCATTCCTCAATGGTTGGTCTGATGGACACCGTGCAAGTAAAGAAGAGATTCAGGCCGCAATGATGGGGCAGGATTCTTCAGAGTACGGTGCAGAGAACATTGACAACGTTGCAGTTCTTCCAATCTATGGAACCATTGCACCAAAGGCGACAATGATGTCCGAATTCTCCGGTGGGTTCTCCTGCGAGAGTTTCACAAAGGATTTCCGTGCTGCGCTTGCTGATGACTCTGTTACTGCTATTGTGTTTGACGTTGACTCTCCTGGTGGAACTGTTACAGGTGTTCCTGAGTTGGCTGCTGAGATCCTTGCTGCACGCGGTAAGAAACCGATAATTGCTTCTGTGTCTGGTATGGCTGCTTCTGCTGGATACTGGCTGGCGTCAGCTGCTGACAAGCTTATCGTTACCCCAAGTGGTGAGGTTGGCTCCATCGGCGTGTACTGTACGCATCAGGATGTATCTGGAGCGATGGATAAGGCTGGAGTGAAGATGCAGTTCATTCAGGCTGGCAAGTTCAAAACAGAAGGCAACCCGTATGAGCCCCTTAGTGACTCTGCCCGTGTAGAAATGAAAAAAGGTGTTGATGAGTTCTATGAGATGTTCGTTGCTGGTGTTGCTGCTGGACGTGGTGTGAGTGTTGAAAAGGTAAAGGCCGATTTCGGTCAAGGGAGAATGCTAATGGCGAAAGACGCGCTGGCTGCTGGAATGGTTGATTCCATCCAGACTCTTGACCAAGTACTGGCTGGTCTTGGTGCTGATTCATCTGCACCAGATAGTTCGATATTCACTACTGATAACTCTGGTCTCCAGGCAATGAATCAGAACGGTTGCGCTTGTTTGTGCAACTCTTGCGTCAACGGTGATTGCGCACAGTGTGCCGATCCTGATTGCGCGGATGATTACTGCGATGATTGTGGTTTGATGAATGATGACGCAGGCATGGATGACGATGAAGGCTTGGATACAGGTGATGGTGCGGTCGTAAAGCCCAACCCTGTGAAAGCCGATCAAGGCAACATGAATGACTGCGAGTGCAATTGTGTTGAGTGCAAGGGTAACAACTGCCTACAGTGCACAGATGAGAACTGCAACGACAAGAATTGTAATTGCCTTGATACCAGTCAGAATGATGACCTTGGTATGAAGACTGATCCTAAGCCTGTTGTTGCTGATGCAGAGGCTGCTGCACGAGCACAAAAGCTCAAGCACCTCATCATGCAGATTCAGTAAGTAAAAGCTAACAATTAAATCAAGGCTCCTCTGTTCATTCGGGGAGCCTTTCCATTTTGGCAAAACGTGTCCCGCTAGTCGGTCTCTTGAGTGAGAAGGCGTGATTTTGTCTGCGGTGAAGTTCAGTCCTGGTGGCTGCTCTGTCTCGTGTGCTTCAAACCGTAACAACAATCCCTTAGTAACACCAAAGAAAGTTTAAAACAATGAACATTAATGAGTTGAAAGAAAAGCGCGTTGCGCTAGTCGTTGAAGCCACCAAGCTGGTCAAGCCTGTTATGTCCGCTGAGGACAATGCAAAGTTCGATGCGATCTATGCTGACGTGGATGCTCTCAAGGCGACCATTGAGCGTGCAGAGATGATTGCTGCTGTTGAAGCAGAGACCCGCAAGGTTGAGGTTGTTGCTGCTCCCAGCCTCGCTGCTGCGCCTGCTCTGACTGCTGAAGTCCGTGAAGGCAAGCGTAAGGCTGCGTTCCGCAAGTATTGCATCTACGGTGAGCGCCACATGACCGCAGAAGACAGTGCCATCTTGGAAGAGTTCCGTACTCAGTCCAGCGCAACTCAGGCGTCCGGTGGTTTCACCGTGCCGATTGATCTGGCCGACAGCATTGATGTCGCTCTCAAGTTCTACGGCGGTATGCGTAAGGTTGCCAAGGTGATCAAGACCTCTGGTGGAGGTATCTTGAACTGGCCGACGAACAACGACACTGCGCAGGTTGGTGCGATCCTTTCTGGTTCCGCCGCTGAGCAGGATCTCGTGTTCGGTTCCGTCCCGTTTGGTGCGTTTACTTACACCACCAAGCAGATTGCTGTACAGAAGGAGCTGTTGCAGGACAGTGCGTTTGATCTGGAGTCGTTCATCCGTGATGCGTTCGTGAACCGTGTTGGTCGTATTCAGAACACGCACTTCACCGTTGGAACCGGAACCACGATGCCTAACGGTATCTTGACCGTTGCTACCGCTGGCGTGACTTCGGTTGCAGGCCAGGGCGCTAACGTGATCTACGGTAACCTTGTAGACACTCTGCACTCTGTTGACCCAGCGTACCGCGCCAACTCCAGCTGGATGTTTGCTGATACGACCCTTGCGGCACTCCGTAAGCTCGTTGATACGCAGAACCGTCCGCTGCTCGGCCTTGGTATCAATGGTGGCGATCCTGACACCATTCTTGGCTATAAGTACACCATCAACCCTGACGTTCCTAGTCTCGCGTTGAGCACGGCTTCTATTCTGTTTGGTGACTTCAGCAAGTACATCATCCGTGATGTTGCAAACAGCTTGGAAATAGTTCGTCTGAATGAGCTTGGAGCCCTATCGAATCAAGTTATTTTCGTCGGTTTTGTTCGCGGAGATGGCCAGCTAGTAGATTCTGGGACCCACCCCGTGAAGACGTTCGCTAACGCAGCAAGTTAATGCTTTGTTACACTTACGGCTATCATTGCAACCATAGGATGATAGCCGTGTGTAACGGTATTAGTTACGTTTATTTGATACCGCACTGTTACAAATAAACAGTTTTAGCGCTTGATGTCAATGTTATTTTTGCTGTATACTTAGGCATGGCACGAATGAGAAACGGAATCATCTATAAGGTCACAAATAAGACCACCGGACAAGCCTATATAGGGCAGACAGTAAAGAAGTTTAAAGTACGATGGGGCTTCCATCTTGGTGATACTGCTAACGGTTCTGACTTGCTGTTTCATAGAGCAATTAGAAAGTACACACCAGAAGGCTTCACGTTTGAGACCTTGATTGAAGTGCAAGAAGACAAACTTGATGAATGGGAAATAAAACTTATTCTGAAACACAAAACTCACATGTCAGTCGGTGGTTACAACATGACATGGGGAGGTACTGATTGTCGTGGTGAGAAGAATCCATTCTATGGCCGGAAGCACTCTGAGGAAACTAAGAAGCAATGGTCTGAAAAGCGTAAGGGTACAGTCTCTTGGAATAAGGGTGTGTCTCCCACAGATGAGACTAAGGCAAAGATTGCTGAAACTCTGATGGGAAACAAACCGTGGAATCTTGGCGTGAAAGCCTCAGAGGAGCACAGGAAGAATCTCAGCGTGGCTCACATGGGGATTGTACAGTCAGAAGAAACTAAAGCTAAGCGTGCTGACTCACTCCGTGGGCTAAAGCGCACTGAAGCGCAGAAAAAGACAATGAGCGATGCAGCCACAGGGCGCAAAAATTCTGATGAACACAAGCAAGCCTGTAGTGAGGGTGTAAAAGCACTCTGGGCAGATCCTGTTTATAGAGCAAAGCAAATAGCTACCAAAAGGCTGAAGCGTGCGGACCCTGACAAACCAACGACCAGGGAAATGCGCGCCTTAACAAAAATGAAACGTATGGTGAAAGCTAATTTGCGGACACTTTCAACAAAGGAAACCAATGTCAAAGAAAATTGTAATGAATGAATCCATCGCAGGCTACTTGGAGAACGGGCATCCATTTGGTTATGCTCCTGGTTCCACTCAGGAAGTCACCGATGAGATTGCAAGCGCATGGGTCCAAGCCGGTCTAGCATCGTGGCCTGCAAAGGAAGCTAAAGTTGTACTGAAGGCAGAGACTGCTGTAGCCAAGGCTCCAGAAGTGTCCAAGCCTGTTGAAGTAAAGACCGAAGCGAAAGCTGAGTCCACCACTGAATCCAAATAAACATTCCCATAAGGAGGGATAATTTATGCCCTTTCCTTTACGGAGAGTTCTTGACCCTATTGTTGAGCCTCTTAGTCTAGCTGACATGAAGCTACA